ATATCAATAAAAGTTGTACCAACCTGTGACAACATATTTTGTATTGGACAAAGGTGGATTTCCTCTATGCGTATGTGTAAAACTTGCTGGGCATACTACTAAAGTTCCTGTCTTTGGCTGCACTCTTACACCTTGATATAAGAATTCAGTTTCTCCCCCTTCTGCTACATCATTCAAATAAACTAGCCAAGTAAGTAATCTTGATGAAACGCTAACTCCAGACTGTTCAAAATGCCAATCGTGATAACCACCACCAATTTCTGTTCTTTGCATTTTGTTACTATATGACTTTAAAGCACACGCTTCTATGACAGGGTATTCTTTTCTATAAAGTGAAACAGCATTATTTAACTCATTGTTTAAATACTGGTTCATATCCCTATCAACATCCACTAAACCAAAAGCATCATCCTTTCTACCTAAATTATTTGTAGGCATAAAGTGAGAAGTTTGTTCTGCCCTATCCCAAGTCGCAACTAAATCTTTGCAAAGTTCTACACTAATTCCGTTAGGGTAAATTCCAATAAAATTGTCTGTCATTTAAATTCTAGTCCTTGTGCTTTAGCAATTAATTGATTAAACTCTGATTGCCCTTTAACTGTTTCATTTCTAAAAGTTTCTAACGCTTGTGTTTGCCCTCTATTAGTAGCTGACATTTCAATTTGTAATGTTGGCATCCAGCTTATTGCACAAGACCAATCATCTACAGTTTCCCCCGAATTAGGATCTGTGCCTACAACTTTGGTGTACCACATACATCTATAAATTTTGTTATTTTTAATTTCCTCACATTCACTTCCAAGTGGACAAGTAAACTCTACTTCTAAATCTTTTTTCCCATTAGCCATAATTAATATGTATAAGTTGAATCTCCATGACCTACTTCTCCCACAGGCATAACATTAAATGCTAGTGAGTATCTTGTTTTGTTCCAATTTTTTATAGGCATTATTGAGTGCAGAGTTTGACTAGGAAACATAATGATTGTTCCAACATCCGGACTGTACACACAACTAGCAGAATTTAAATCGTGTTCGTTTTCTGGTGTGACAAATATTGATGACTCTCTCTCATTTATAAACTGAATTTCACAATTTTCTTGCAAATAAAAACAACCACTAAACCAACTGTTTTTATGATTATGTGGAAAAAAATTAGAGCTACTAGGTTCAACTTTAGTAAACCAAGAAGTAGTCATTTTTAATTCACAACCATATCCCATTTTCTCGTGCAAAAAAGTACGCATCTCATTTTCAAACTGCTGTTTTATTTCTGGATAGCCATCTAAAACATGTAGGTCTGTATTTGCGTTCCCACTCCAACCTTCAAAAACATCTAAATTTTGAATAATGTTTTTAACAGGTTCAACTAAATCTTCCCTACTGCTTCTTGCAACTACAGTAGGGAAGAGAATGTCGTAAATCACGATTTAGGATAATCAGATTTCACTTTTGCTATGTGGTCTTTCCAAGTAGAAGTACCATTAACAGCATCCCAATATTGCATATCAAGTTGCTCACCTAAATCACCATATTCAATTTCTCTAGCAACATCATATGAAGCTGATGCTAAGAATTGTTCTTTGGTTTGCTCTACGGGAGCTGCTGCTGTGTGAGCATCAATTAAACTTTGGTACGCTGAAATACTGTCTATTATGGCATTTGGTGAGCCATCGTTATATTCAACTTCACCACTTGATCCATCCCATTGAACAGCGTGTAAATTAGCAGCCTCACCAGAACAATCTACAGTTCTATCTACACCATCTACTATGACTTTGTTGTCGGGTTTTACTATTGTTACTTTTGGCATAATTTCTCCTTTAGTCTTTACTACAAATAATTACATCAATGTACTGGGGCGCATCGATTGTGTGCGTGTGCGAACCACCAGAACCAGTATTTCCATCACCACCACTTGTAATCGAGCCAGACAAGCCATGTGAGTGAGAAGATGAACCACCTGTGCTTGTTAAAGGCACAGAGTTATTAACGTGTGCTGACTGCAAATAACTTTTATTGCCAATACCATACTGGGAGTTCCATTGGTTTCTATGTCCGTAACCTCTATGGCTGTGTGATGGCATTTCTGATTCACTAAGTGTATGCGCTCCAGCTGATAGGTTATGGTTATGCGAGTGAGCTGCCCCAGAGTGAGTGTGGCCACCATGGGATGAAGTCGTTTCTCCAGCAGAAACTGCCCAATCTCCTCCTGTTCCTCCCCCAGTTCCAGAAACTACTCTTAATACTTTATCGTTTTGAGAAGTGACTTGTGTCCAGCCAGTTGGTGCTGACGCTTGAAAGAAAGCCATAACAGATCCGGAAGGCACATAAACTGGAGTGCTGACTGTCGCCCAAGTTAATTTGTCTGAACTATCTTTGTACTGTAAGAATTGTCCATCGCTTGCTGTATTGCTAATATCTAGTTTTTCTTCAGCTATTGAGTCATCTGCAATACTTGTATCAACAGTGGCCCAAGTTAAACCTCCATTGTTTCCACTTTGCTTTTGCAAGAATTGACCATTAGTACCAGCGTTTGAAACATATAGATTATCTTCATCAACACTTTCAGAGCTTAGATGTTCTAAGTCAATACTGCCAGCAGCATAATGTTGACTGTCAATAGAATCGTTTGGTAATAACGCAGCTATTTCAGCTCCTGTTCTTGGTAATGGAAAGCCACCCTGGGTAGATCCATCATGAACAACTAAAGTATCTTTATCTGTATCAACAGTTACTTCTCTAACTGCTCCTGTGAACGAAGAGTGCTGGGAGGTCGTTCCGCCTCTTAATTGTAAAAGTTTTGCCATTTATAGACCTCCAAAGTCAAGTTGTAAATTAGAACCCGAAATGGTTCCGATATTAGTCATGTTGTTATTTTGACCATCTAATGCCCCACCTAATTGTGGAGTTGTGTCATCAACTAAATCGTTGATACCAGCACTAATAGCTCCCCAACCAGAACCCGAGTAGTATTTCAGAACATTAGCGGATCCGTCATACCACAAGTCACCAGCGCTTGGACTACTTGGTGCAGTGTTTGAAATTGTGTATTCGTTAGCGTAGCGATTAACATCCGCGATTGATCCAGCTACTGTGTTTACATTAGCTATTGAGCCACCAACATTGTTAACATTAGTTATAGCGCCACCAACTGTATTTACATTTCCAATGTTAGTAGCAACTGTATTTACATTTGTTATCGCATTTCCAACAGTCGAAATACTGTTACCAGTTCCAGTAGTTAGTGCTGAAGCAATTGATCCTAAATCTTCAGAATAAACAAGATCACCAGCAACAATATCAATGTTTGTCTGACTTGCCGCTGAAGGAGCTGTAGCTGCCCATGAGCTAGTGCCTGTGTTATATGCTCTTAGTTCATGAGATGTTGAGTTCCACCATAGATCACCTTCATTTAAAGATGTAGTAGGAGCAGAGCTTGAGATACGATATTTTTCAGCAAAGTTGTTTACATCTGCAATGTTAGACGCTGTAGTGTTAATGTTTGTGATCGCTCCAGCTACTGCGGTTACATTAGAATTATTTCCAGCAACTGTAGTCACGTTACTATCTATTGCAGCTACTGCTGAAACATCACTATCAACTGCTGCTACTTTATTAATGTTGGCAGCATTACCGGCGACACTGGTTACATTAGAAGCTATTCCAGCTACAGTAGTGACGTTTGCTGATATTCCTCCAACAGCAGATACATTTGCATTATTGCCGGCCACTGTCGTTACATTACTAGCAATGCCAGCTACTGTCGTTACATTTCCAGAAATACCTCCTACAGTATTAACGTTAGCAATATTATTAGCTACTGTATCAATCTCTGAGGTAGTTTCATTTAAGTCATTAGCCACTGTTTCAATTTCAGAAACTGTTTCTGCTAAGTCATTAGCCACTGCTACAACCTCGGTAATGTTTCCAGCTACTGTATTGACTGAAGCAATATTGGATGCCACAGTTGTGACGTTAGCATTGTTACCAGCTACAGTTGTGACGTTTCCAGATATGCCGGCTACAGTTGTGACATTTCCAGATATGCCAGCTACAGTAGAAACATTAGAATCGTTATTAGCAACAGTGGTTACATTCGCATGGATCCCAGCTAATGTATTTATATTGGCTGTTATTGCAGCAAGACTGTTTACGTTTGCTATTGTGGGCCCAGCTTCTGGTGCTCCTGTTGTTGCATTAAATCCTAAGACTGTTCCTTTGCGAGTATCTTTAACTGGAAGTGTTAGATCAATAGAAGTGTCGTCAAACTGATCAACTGTTAAAGTGTTGTTGTTGACTTGATCTTCAAGTTGCTGCGCCATCATTACAACTTTATCCAGGTCGTCGTTCAAAGTTTCAGCTCTGAAGGTTCCACCAGTTTGATAATCTGAAGTTCTTGATACTGGAAGATCTCTATAGATCGTTATTACTTCGCCAGCTGAAGCTCCGGTCCCCAGGACAACATTACCGCCAGAGCTAGATCCGGCCCCAGTAACAGTGTAATGTGTTGTTAATGTTTTAAGGGTTGATCCTATATAAACTTTTAGATCTGTATTTGCAAATATTGGAAATGCGTATGCGAATGTAGTTTGATTAGCTGTCGCTGTATATTGAACTCTTGGTGTAGTATCACCAACTGTTAAAGTTGCCATTTATAAGACTCCTGTTTTTGACAAATCCGGGGCAGATTGCGGTCTTGATGTTCCTGGTTTCCACCAGTAAGATTGACCATATTCTTTTTCTCGTTTCTTCATTTGATCTCTAAATTTTCTGTATGCTTTAGGATCTGCCATTTTCATTAATTGATCTAATATCGCACGTTCATATATTCCTCTTACATACCACAGCGAGCTGCCAGGTGTATAACGTCGTAGGAATTGTATCATATCTGCGCTAATATTTGTATCTTCTCCGGAAATAAAAGATTGCAAATTTCCTAGTGCTAATTTAGTAAGATCATCTGCAAAACCAAAGCCTGGTCCCGCTATTGTTTTGGTTAAAGTATTGCCATATCTGTTTTGATCAGAATGCAAGAAATCACCGAAGATACCTAAACCACCGCCTTGTAGATGTGCAGCTGCCCAAAACTTTGGATCAGTCATATCTCTTGGATTCCTACCTTTCGCTATTTCCTTCGCTTGCAGCGCAATGGCACCAAACACTAGCAAACCTATAGAAAGCTCCGCTAAGTATTGTATCTTTGATCCTAGGGCCCTTTGTGATGCCCCTCTATATAATTGTTTAGTGATCATTAAGACAGGGAAAGATTTGTACATAGCAACTGTCCTGGTTACTTCACCTAAACCACCTCGTTTAGCTCCCAGGGTAGCAATGGCTTGAGATCTAAAATCTGGCATAAGTACAGCTTGATCAACTTCACTCAAAACCATTTCATGAACTTTTGTTGCTAATCTATCTCTTGTTTTCTGATCAAGATCTGTTCTTTTGAGCATATTTTCTATAGACCAATACTTGGCCCCTTTATGATCAATTGGATTTGTAGATCTGATTAGATCCCAATCTTCTTCAGTGATCTTGTACCTGGTCAAAGCTTCTTGACGTTTTTTTGGCAAATTTTTAAATGATTTAGATGAGTCTAAAGCCATCTGAGAAAACGTAGCCATGCCATAACCTTTTCTTAAAGCATCTGTCCAGGGCGAAAGCAATGAAGCTCTCATGGTAAAGTCAGCAGCTTTGGCTGCAAAATCAGCTCCAGTAAGTTCAGTAAATCTATTTGCTGCTAATGCTCTACTTGTCCAGGCTTCTGCAACTAATCCCATTTCAACAGCTGCAATACGATCTGCTTTGTTTGCTGGATTAAATTGTTTTAATGCTTCAGAAAATACTTTCATTGTAGGAATGCCATTTATTCTTGCTGTCATTCTGGCAATCCAGGGATCATTTAAAGATGATAAGAATGCGCCACCCAATTGTGCTGCAACTAATAAACTCCTGGTCGTTTTCATAAAATCAGCACCAGCGGCCCATACTGTGTTGTTAAACTTACCAGACGCTACATTCCACAAAGCATCTAAAGAAGCTAGTCCTGGTTCAGACGCTCCTTGCTTTTGTGACATTTGTCTAAGGTAGTTATATGTGGCTTGTGGATTTGGTCCAAGGATCTCCATCATTGAGATCTCATGACTCATGTTAGACAAGTGATCCATCATTGTGGTGTATAGATCTGGTCGACCATATTTGTCATTAAGATCTAACCAATCATCAACTTCTTTAAATACAAGTACACGATGTTCCTGGTGCCTGTTAGCCATTTTCTTACCGCCACCTGTCATCGTTGGTTTTAAGCTATGTAGGCCATCTGACTTAATATCGTTATAAGCATTACTTAACAAGATCCTAATCTCAGCGTCATCCATAGGAATACCAAGATCGTTAATCATTCTTTCACGATCTAGCTTAGATCCGAATTGACTAATAAAATCTTCTTCGCTGATCTTTCCTATTAGCTTTGGATCCCACCAGTGCGGCCACCAGTTTTCAAGTTTTCTAATATTTCCACCAGCACGATTAAAGCGCAGCCTAGCATCTTCAAATACACCAGCAATCTCCTGGGCAAATTGTTTAGCAACTGCGTTACCAGTATTTACACCTTCTATTTCTCGAACAACATCTCTCATTCCAGCAACGTCCTGGCGCAATCCTAATGTCTTTGTTCTAAAGGCTTCCATACCTTTAGCGATCTTCATGTGAAACTGACCTAATATAGTTTTTGCTCTAAAGTCAATATTCGTTTCACTCAATATATCTTGAATATCTTTTGTAATAATTGAAACAACACCACGTCTAAAACTAACCGAATGACTGCCAGCTTCTTGAATAGCTTCGTTGACTTTAATAATCTGCAATGCTTTCTGTCTTTTCTGTAAAGCCAGCTCTGCCATTTTTGCGTCAATAACATCTGCTTGAGCCATTCTTTTTGCTGCGCCAGGATCTAATCCTTCTTTAATATATTTAGCAATAAACTTATCTAGTGCTGCTTCTAGTTCTGCTGCTAATTGCTCTGGAATTTCTCTAGCTTGAGTAGCTTCACCAATACATTGAATTAAAGTAGCCATTACGCAACCCTCCCCATACATTTATTGAGAGAATCTAATGACTTCTGATCATTCTCTATATCGTTAAAAACTTTTTTGACTGACTGAATAACTGTTGTTTCGTTACCAAGATCATCAAGTACAGTAAATGGGATCTCAAATTCGTCGCCAGCTTCATCAATAATGCGCTGTGCTTCAATGAACTCTTCGTCCATTATCTTTTTTAATTCGGGATCGTCTAGTACCGGGCGGGCCCCGGTGTCTATTTTTGTAGTATTAGCCTTCTGGCCTGTGCTGCCTGTTTCGCTGTCAACTGATCTCTCGCTTGTTTGTACTCCTCCGGCGTTGTCTGCTGCATCATTTTGATTCGCTCTTCTTGCGAAGCTATTTTGAATGCCTTGGGATTCTGCGAGTTGTTTGTGCGTTGTTGCTGTTTCATCTAATTTTCCTCTTGCGGTAAGTTTATTATACTCTTCTTTATCTAAGACCTTAATTTTTCCATTTTTAAACGTTGCAATTGGTTTTGGCACTGCTCCAGTAGTATCATAAAGTTCCCCCTCAGATACTAACTTTGCGTAATTTTTAAAATTTTTATTAAAGCCTTTGTGTCTTTTAAGTAATGCTCCTGGCACAACCATTCGTTTTGTTTCAAAAAACCTTGATAAATTTCTAATTACAGCTTCAGATGGATCAACTGTTACTCCAAATAACTTTACGTCATATCCAGCATCTTGCAATTCTTTGATTATTTTTTTTGCTTTTGTTGGCTCCCATAATGTTTTATCAAGAATTAAATGCCTATTATCTTTTATAGCTTGATCTTTTATCATGTTGGCAATTTCAGAGCTTTCTCTATGTGCCATATTAGCTGCTCGCGGATCTCCAGCTTTTGTAATCTTTTTATAAGCGGGAATGCCAGGTATAGTTTCGGTACCAGTTTTAACTAGATCTGGATCAATATGAACAAACCCTTTTTCTGGAATAGTTCCTGTTGCTTGCAAACGTTGTAACAACGTCCCTTTACCAGCAGCAGATCCTCCCCCCATTAATACAGCTATTGGTTTATCTCCTTGTGCAGCAACTTCGCCTTCTTTAATAAAACCATCAATAATCTTTTTATGCAGCTTTTGTCTAACTAGCGTATAAGCACCACTTTTCGTACTGTGCCTTTCTTTAGTGTCTATTCTTACTAAAGTGTTTGCGTCATCTAAAGTTGTTTTGACTTCAGGATAGCTAAAATTTGCAGCATCTTCATCAATCAGCTCACGATTTACTTCTATTCTTCCTTCTGGATTAAGTGTAAATTCTGGTGTTCCTTCGATCTCTTTTAATACTCGATTAATTTCTAATTGTAATTCGTCACCTATTCTTCCTTCATCTATAGCTCTTTGAATATCATCAATAGCTTTAAGCTGCGCGTCTTGCTCCATAACATCTCTTGCAGCTGGAGCTCCATTGTAAAGATCAATGTAACTTTCTAAAGTGTCTGCTTTTGCATTTTCTCCCTGGGCCCTTAAAGTTTTTGCAGCTTTGCCAGCTTCTAATACATCAACAAGATAACTACCACCGGCCCTGGTAACACCAGCAAATCCACCAACAGTTAATATAGTTACTGCTGCATCTTTTAAACTCCAGGGGTTTTGCAATTCTGCTGACCAATCGTAAACTTCTTTTTGTACAAATGCTTCAGAGGTAGCACCAATTAAAAACTCTGTATAAAAAGCTTTCATTGCATTAAATGATTTAGAAGGGCCAGTAATTTTTGATGTGCCAAACATCATAGCCATTAAAACGTAAGGATCTGTAATAGCTTCTTTCATAACACCAGTGAGATTTCCAGCGACACCGCCCCAGGTTCTATTGTTTGATACCTGGCTTAATACTTCTTTTAATCTTTGTGATTCGTTTCTAGCTTGGACCATTAGCTGATCCCAAGTTTGTAATCCCATATCTGGGTATTGTTCTTGCAGCTTTAAAATGTCATGAGTTAAATCTTGAAATCTTTTTTTCTTTCCTTCATATCCAGCGTCATCAAGAGATTTGCCATCAACTAAACCTTGTAACAATGCAACAGCAGCTAATGG